AGAAAAGAAAAAAAAATAATGATGAAAAAACACATGATGCTATTCGAAAATTTCTGAAAAGTAATTTTAGGAATGGATAAATAATGGAAATGAATGAATCAAAATTATTTGACATGATGGTTAAAAGGGTCAATTTTAAAGGGATTGAGGACGAGATTGCAAAAAACACAATAGATAAAATCAATAAAAGTATAAATCCTGAATTGCTCACTAATTTTAATATAATGTATCAAGAGATAACAAGAATATTTAATCATTTTGAACCTATTATCAAGAAGCTGGAAAAACAATCTAAAAAAGTCATAAATTGTGAAACTCTGTATGAGGATGTTTACAAAGTTAGAGATGAAATAAAGACTTTAAAATCTGACATGGTAACCCTGAAGAAAGGATTTAAAAAGATATTTGATTAAATAACCTTTCCATCAACCACATAATCTTCTAGTTTCTCAAGCTTATCTTTTGTGAATTTTTGGAGCATTGCAACATAATCCCGATCAAATTCATTAGGATTTTTTAGAATATATGTAAGAACTTCTTTTTTAGGAATGCACCATTCAAAATTGACTATTCCGCCATCTTCAACAGACCAAAGATAGTGGTCATTTCCTTGATATGGGCTTGGTCTTGTACGTCGGCATTGAGGATAAATATGCAATGTATTTTAGGCATAAGGCTCTTTAGTGACCCAAATATGGATATAATACTTACCTTTTATGCCTTTATCATAATTGCCTTGAACAGCTTGTTCAATGATCTTTTTGAAATCATTCATTAAAGCTTCGGATGTTTCGCCTACTTCCTGCTTATCTGTCTTATCACGAGCGATAAGCATAAGCTCGCCATAGGTTTTGGTGCTATTCTTTACCATTACAAACTTTACATACCCAAATTATTTTTTTATACTTTTTCCCTTTAAAATCTTCATATTCCCCATTCCATACAGGATGTTTTTCATGCAAAAGTTTGCATTCGAAATGTTTTCTTATTTTTTCGGGAAAATTTGATAAATTAGTACACATTATCGAATTATTTTTGCCCCTCCAAGATACAAACTGCGATTAGAGTTAGATGAGGCCATCTGAGGTTTTTTGACATAACCTGATTGGCTTTTTCGTAAATTAGGAAGACCGCGAATCTTTGGGGGGATCATTGTCATGATTATCCCATATTCTTTTTGTTAGCTTTAGCGCCATCGGTTCCCTGACGGTTATATGACTCTTGCAATGGCAAAGGAGGCTTACCGCCTGGAGGAGTAAAACGAGGTCTTGTATCGCTAAGATTTTTATTCTTGGGAACAAAAGGCTTCTTAGCTTCTGGGATTATTTTAATGTTGGGCATGTTGTTCCTTAAAGTTGGGGAAGTGGGATTTGCACCCACATTCTTCCGAATGGTTACGGAATGCCTTAGTATTTAGGCCAGACCCCATTAATTATTTATTGGCCATCTTTTCACGAGTATAAGGCATTTTAGCTAAAGATGCGCGATCTTTTGCATCAATTTTATCTCTTACTTTCTCATATGAATTGGAAGCGCCTGGAGGTGGTTTTGGATCCACATTTTCTTTAATCTTTGAATAGTCTGGTCCAGAATTTCCATGGCCTTCTCGTCCACCTTCGGATGTATTTTTATGGCTGTGTCCCATTAGTAACCTCTTGTTTTTTTAAATCTTTTTCATCTTCACGATTTCTAATATTTTCTATCAAGGTAAATATCTTAACAAAGTCATCTATTCCCATGGATTCAACTTCTTTAGCTGCTTTAACTTTGTCAAGAACAGCAAGATTTTTCATATGTTCAGATTCGTTGAATTTAGTAAGGACTGACATTTGTTCTAATTCACCCTTTCTATTTCTTTCTTCCGCAAGCGCTCGGTCACTAATTGCTTTCGATTGCAGACTTTCATTAACAATTTGCTGGTTTTGCATCTGTAATTGAGCCATTTGCTCTTGTTGCTGTTGCTGTGCTTGCTGTTGCTGCTGTATAGCTTCCATAAGCTTATCTTTATCTTGAATATCCAAGTCTTGCATGACTTGATCAGGAGGAATAGGAAAGCCATCTTTCCACATGAAGTAACGTTGTCTAAATGCAAGTTGTCGAGTTGTATCCGTTAGAGGTGCATTGGCAACGACTGCGTCATATTTTTGAAAGGACTTATCATGAAATTCATTCGTAGGCTCTTCCTCAATCATTTTTCTTATTTTGCCAAGCGTATAGTTTTTCTGAATAATAGCCCAATGGAGACGGCCCGCATTTCGTTGCGATAAGTCCAAGTTATCGAATAATTCTTGTAACGTGGTAAGAGCAGCTCCTTGACGAAGTTGCTCAGTGATTCCAACGTCTGAATCCTCCGCTTGTCCCAAAAGCTCGGGCGTAACCCCTGCATCGGCCTGAATATTGTTTTTGAGTCTCTCTGTAACGGCAAAATTCGCCGGATTAATGTTCGCTCCAGGTTTATCATTTAAACTTTGAAGCCTCCCCTTTTTAAAGAATCGCACTTTTCCAGGACCTACTTTAAAAGCGTCTTGATCATCTATAAGGGCATCTTCTTCAACGTCAACGCCTGAAAATTGAGCAGCTAAAAGATCTAATTCTAATTGTGTTCTGTAATTTAGAAGATATTGCGAATCTCTGATATTTCTTATAGCACCCTGATAGCGAAATGCGTAATTATTATTTGATAAATCATGATAACCCACAAATGCAGTGAACGGATAGAAATCTATGGACATTGGGTTAGGTCCATCATAAAAACATGTATTATTAACAATAATAGCAAGATTTACCGTTGGAACTTTTTCATGAACGATAACTATTTCGGGATGACGAAATCTGAGTTCGTTTATTTCTTCTTTAGAAAGATCTGCTTCAATTGATTCATACGTATTTGAATCAACGATAAAAGTCCCCACCCGTTCGGTTAAATACCAGTATTCATCGTATGCAAGAAATCCTTTTCGCCTGATATTGTATTGCTGAGGCATGAAAGTAAATTTTGTATCGAAATAGGCTTGATCGTTCAATAGATCTATATCTTTTTCTCGTCCGGGAAGCAGTTGCTTAACTTGTTGCTTATGAAGATATTTTCTTGTGCGTATAAACTGACAATCAGTCAATGACATATCTCTCCAAAATGCATCCATCATCACCATATCGGCGCTGAAACATTCTGTCCTCATGTCTCCGCACACAGGATCTCTTCTATAGTCTAGCCAAGAATGCATCAAAGCTAATCCTGTGATTCCAGCGGATTCCTTAAAGCAATTACTTATGGTATGATACGTATCATCATTAGAATAGGCGCATTGAATAACTTTAGTCGCCTGAGATGCAGTTTTAGAGCTTGAGCCATGGACAGGAATCATTTGAGTTGCCTTACGATGCTGTCTTTGCCTTCCGCAAATCATATTTACAACCGGCATAGCAGCATTAAAAACGAACTTTTGATGCTCGTATGACAATCCAGAATAAAGATTTAAATAACGTTGATCGCCTAAATAAACTTTTCTATCAATTAACTGCTCCCAAAAGAAAAGCTGCCAAGCTGAAAGATTCATTTGATAGCGTTCATCGGCTTCTGCTACGATATCGCGTTTTCCGTCTTGGTAATATTGATTATAGATATTTGGGACAACCTGATTTCTTTCGAGCATTCCCGACGTCATGTATTACCTATTGTAAAAACTCCTTTATACTATTTAAAATATTATCTACCAAGGAAAGGATTTTGCAATTTTTGCTGGATAGGTATTTGCTTAGGCCCAAATCCTGCATTTGCTTTGATTTGATTGAGTTTTTCAGGGGTCATTGACCCAGGACCACGGCCATATTGAATACGGGCATTTGCCATATAGCGGACGCTGTCGCTGTTAGAAACAAGATATCCATTCGCATAATAGCAACCGTCTATATCCACGGTGATATCATAGACCTTTTCGGGTATTTTGCATTTTTTTAATTCTACATTTGTCACCACAAGTGGTTTTGATAGCATATTTGTTAACTTCAAACACTGCGCTACAAATACAACAATTCCTTTTTTCATTGTCAATATTAGATTGGACACGAAACTTTGTTTTGCATTTGTTTGAGCAGAATCTTTGCCATAAGACGAGACCTTCAAAAGCTTCTCCACATATTTCACATGATTTAGGATATTTAATTCCTCGTAATATTGGTAAACTGTTTTCAGCATGTTTTTTATGCCATTCTCGACCCTCTTTAGATTGGTGCCATTCTGTTGCTTTGGCATTCTGTTCTCGTAATCTTCTTTTACATTCTTCAGATTGTGGCCATGAATTGGGTAATTTTCCATGCAAACTTTGATGTTCCCCACTTCGCATGAGTTCAAGGTTTCCAATATCATTGTTTTTTGAGTTACAATCTTTATGATGTACTTCAAAGCATTCTGGTATATCCCCATTATGGTAAATCCAAATTGCTCTATGTAAAGAACTAGCTTTGTTGAGAGAGGTGATTGCTCGACGGTAATATAATCCATCCCATCTATAAAAAAATCCGTTAAATACGATGCTTTTTGAATCTTCTGAGATAAGATAGTTTTCTTGAATCCTCTTGTATTTTGTGCCTCTAATAAATATCCAATCATTTTCCATAAAAACCTTCGAAATCTATTATATTTTTCGAGTGTATTATATCGCAATGAATCAGAAAAAGTCAATCCATTTCTAGTGAATACCATGTGGTATTTTGTACATGAAAAAGCAAAAGAATCATTAACATATATCTCGTTAAGATCGTTTTCATATCTTGAGTGAGTCTCTAACACCTTTCTCATTCCAAAAGGAGTAATAACATAATCACCAATTTGAATATCTTGAATTTTTACATAACCTTTTTCAGTCAAAATATTAGTTGTTCCAATAAAACAAGCATGGCTAGTCCAATCGTGTAATGGCGCTTCACTATAAGCCTGAGTCTTTTCATTGTATTTTTTGTGATAGTTCTCTAAGCATTTCAAGAGGTGCTTACATTTGACCTCATCGAAATAAGCGACACTAAGCATTGATCTAACTGCTTCGATAC